TACCGGAACCATCGTCGGGGAGGCAAGAGGAGAACCAACAGAGGGCAAAATATGGGTGGGCCTCACTGTTTTAACAAGGGTGCAAAATCCTGGTTGGTGGGGAAGAAATTTTAGAGAGGTTTGTTTGGCGGATCGTCAGTTCACGTGCTGGCAAGATCACAACAAAGATGATATTGTTCTGGAAAAGGAGCAGAACACTGATGATTGGAAAAGGTGCAGAGCAATAGCATCGGACATCTTGCTTGGGCATACAATGAATGTATCTGCGCATCCGACTCATTACCATAAAGCAAACATTTCCCCCAAATGGGCCAGCAGATTTATCAAGCTGGCTCAGATCGGAAATCACGTTTTTTATCATGATCCAACCATTGACGTGAGGAAAGTGTAACATGATTTCATTGGACAAGTACATCTTGGAATTTATCGGCGGGAATTGGATGACACTCTACTTGTTACTCACGTTGCTCAAAGGGGTGGCGATCCTTACTCCAACTGTCAAGGACGATAAGATCGTAACGCTTCTATCTCAGGTATGGTCGGTTCTCCGAACTGGTAAAGTACCTGACAAGTTGGGAGATTGTAATGGGCAGCAATGATGAGTATGACAATGATCCAGCAGGCAATCCCAAGAAGGATGGAATGACCCTCACAGTCCCGGTACACAAAATCGTGAACTGGTATCGGGACTGGAGAATCAGGAAGAATGATCTTGAGAAGGATCACATCAGAGAATACGAGGACGTTGTTCGGGATTATAAGCAAGACCTTGACTGATTAAACAATTGGCTTATTTTACAGAAACAACGAGTCCGTTTTTGACAACCGCTATTCCATAGAATCTATGCGGTTCAGGAGAATGTGGGCCTTCAAATGTAATCTCACCATCTTTAATATCTTTTTGCCCGAATGGAGTGTTTTCCATCGCTATAATCTCCATTCCTTTTTTGATCGCTTCTTTGTAAGCTTTCTTCGATCTGAGATTTGGATATAAGTAAGCTGACATTTTAATCCTCCTTTGGTTTAGTTGGTTGGGCATAAAGATTTTTATTATGACAATGAAGACTATCCAAGCCCTTAATTGGCTATTATTGGACCTACCCACTCGATTATTGGTTTGTGCCACTCCCAATAGCCATTCCGCTTTACTGCAACTTTTTCATTTCCATCCGGCATTTTTACCACCATAGCATATAGTCCAATCGAGTGGTTGTATCCTAAATTTTCCACAACAGGATACTTGACCTGACCAATGTTGATATATTTTTTCATAGACATCTCTCCTTGGCCTTTGAATATTCAGATTCACTTTCAATAATATTTAATAGGAGAGTGATAATTTGCAATAACTCAAGCATATTGGCCTTTACTTTTCGACTTGCTTTCGAAGAGTCTATCATGTCACGGAGTTGTGACATCATCTTTTTGGTGTCTGGCAGTGTCCTGTGATTATTAACCCAAGGACATCCTTGAGTTAGCCTTGTCATGCAAACATATTCAGGCTTCTTGTAATATGAGGTGTATCCTCTGCCCGGCTGATAAGTACCTTTGTCCTCTCCTTTGTGGAGACAATCTCTCCACTGGCAGAGTGGATCACACTCAGGTGGCAGCTTGGAATAGTCAATGCTCACAAGCACCCCCATAGCACGAATGGGCAACTATCCATTGCACAGTCTTGATAGGTCATCATACACACAAAACTTGTGGGAAGACCGCCCTTACAGGGGCACTTACTGGCCTTCCCTTTCCAGGCTTCAACCATAAGGTCCTGCCAGGTCATAACTTTCTTCTTTTCTTCTCCATGGGTCTCGCAGGCGGCTGTAAACATGTCATGGCTCATTCTGTTGTCCTTTCTCTCTTGAAACCATCCGGGGCACACTCGTTCCAAATCACTCTGTCTGGATCAATCATCTTTGCCATCTCCTCCAGTATTTTTCGTTCCGCATAGCCTTGTGTCCAAGCCCTATAACTATCAGAAAACTCGTATCCCCAGTCATGTGCGAGAAGTGCTTCCTTGTATTTTTCAATTGTCGTTGTCATAAGATGTCTCCTGTTGTTTCATTTCTTTGATTTGGATGAAATTACAAGCCTTGTTGTTCCAATTCCAAGGCTCCATATCTTCCTCCGTCACGTTGATTTTTTTAATTTCAGCTTCTATCATCTGAGTCTGTTTAATCAGAGATTTGTCAATATTGACTAACTTGAAATAGCAACCAAGAAGAACAACCAAAATTGTCGTCATGTTAATACAGAGAACCATAAACCAAATGGATTTAGAGTTATTGTAATCATTGCTTATATACATGTTTTGTTGCCTTTCATGTGCATTATCCTTCTAAAATTTCCAGGATCGAGTGCAATTGTTCGTTTGACAACTGATCTTTTGAATGCCAAAACTTTTTTAGCATTATTTGCTCAATCTTTTGTTTCAGCATGTGGTTTTCATACTTTATTCTCAATTCCGGAGTTTCTTTGACAAATTTTACACCCTCATAATATACATAGTCATGTTTTGGATTTCTATGCAAAGCCATTAAAAACGAGTCTATGCCCATATTGAGTGCTCCACTATAGGCTCGTTGCTTATCCACTTTATCAATTTTTATGCAGCGTTTACCGTCCTCGGAGTATAGAACATCTCCAGATTCAAGTTTCATTTTACAGTCCTTTTTCTCCGCTCCATTTTTTATTAAACGTCTCCTCACCATCATCACCAGACACAAGATAATCGATCCGGTGGATCATACCACGCGCCTTGTCAATAACTTTTATTGCTTCTCGGAATTTTTTCAATGTTTCCTTAGAGTAATCACTTGCATAACCCCATTCATCCTTCACATTGTTGTTGTCGATCAATTCTTGAATTTGATCAACAACACCATGCAATCTGTATTGGATATAATCAAAGTATCCTCCACTCATTGTTTATCCTCCTTTTCAAAAGTTTCTAATTTAAAGCACCTTTTTAACAAACCCATATATTTTTTCAGCCTCCTTTTGATTAGGGGCATCTCCATTTTTGATGCACTTGGAACAAAAAATGGTTTTGATGTTGAATCCTAATTTATTTGTTTGGCATAAAAGATAATTTCTGGAAACTGATTGACGACAAACAGAACATTCTTCGACTTTTTTTCTATTTGTTTCTTCTGTTTTCTTTTTAGTGGAGATGTGTAGTTTTTCCAAAAATTCATCAACAGGCATCACCATCGGCTCAATCCCGACCATACCATCATACCATCCAGAAATAGCGATGGTTTTATTTTTAGAATTGTATTTTATATCCACACCACTATTCTTATTATCTGATTGGATGGTATATATGTATTTTGGCATGAATTTTTTCCTGATTAGAAAGTTAATTCCAACTTCTCCAGTTCAGCAAGACTTTTAGTTAATTCGTCTATCCTTTCCTTGAGAGATTTAATCATTATATCCTTTAATTCCTTAAATGCTTGCTCAACAGGCAGTTTCTCCTGGAAATAATAAAATCCAGAAGGATTTGGTTTTGGTTTCTTATGGACTCTATTAAATGCTACCTTGTTGAAACCAGTAAACCATTTGTCATTCCGCTTGGTGATTGTAATCACATTGTATTTCATGGTCATCCTCTATAATTGATGAATGATTAGGTAGTTCAATGAAATATTCACAACGTCCATGTTTATGTTCAAAATAGGCTTGTGATAAATAATTATTTGTATAGCCATCTTCAATGTTCCCAATAAATCTTTTACATGTTTCGATCCTTGGGCATGATTCATTCATGCAATATGTCATGTCCATCATTGTTCTTCATCCATTTTTCTTTGAACCATTATCTCCATGCACTTTGGACAGGTAATGATTCCATCATAATTATCAGATTTGATACACCAGTTGGAGTCCATTTTTTTCTCCATGCACAAAATCGAATAAGCATCCTGTGACGCATGGATGTGCCCAGGAGGACACACATCGCATTTTTGGCTTCTACATTTTTTGGCAGTATATTGTGGAATTTCTACTATTTTTTGCAGCGCACTAACAATTACTTTTCTCTCCTTATCAAGCTCCGTCAATTTTTTGTACGACATCTCCAAGAGGTGTTTCATCAATATCGTTACATATTTCCTGTGTTCAGACCCATCACCATTCGGATCATAGTTATAATACATGGTTATTCTATTAGGGGTTATAATGTGTGGTCCTTTATACCCCTTCTTGGGCATAACTCGTTCACCAGGCACATCGGTTGAAATAAATTCCCACTTATTCTGAATTAACATCGCTTGTAATTCTTTACATATCATGGGTGCCATTAGATGTTCCTCCAAATTTTAACGGTGTTTTTAGCTGTCGCAATTGAGGTATCAACATATCCAATATAGGGCTTATCTGCTATTTCATGCGGTACACAACATGGAATAGTTACAAGCGATCTGTTTTTATGTTGCAAAGCATTCAAGGTTCTTTTAAGCCCTGCATGAGAATGCACCAGTAGGATTATCACCTTCTCATAATTGGAGAGGTCAAGTTTAACGTTTTCAACTTTATCCTTAATCATGGTAAGACGACGGATCGTTTTAAATTCTTCTCTTTCGGTATGTAGCATCGGATCGATGCTATAGCAATTCCAATTAGTTCGAAAGGCAAATAAGGCCGCTGTCCTTGGAGTCGATCCATCACCTACGGAGATGGCCGCTATTTTGGGATTTTTGAACAGTTGAAAGTTGTTGTCCAAAATATATTTTTGGACCGCATAAAAGGCCCCCATGCTCTCCGTAACTTCCTTCAAGTTTGGGAAGAGTTTCAACGAGATGATGTCAGGAAGACATTTTAAATCAAAAAATTCCTTCAAGTATGGATTGATTTGATGAAACATTTTATTCCCCTTGTATGAGTGTAAGGCAATTTGGGCAATAGAATCTTGGAGTCCCTGTCCCGGACCAGTTTCTTTTTGTTTTATGTTTCTTCCCACATCTTGGACAAATAGCTTCAGTCAATTCCATTTTTGGTCTTTTTCGTCGATATAATTCGGGATTTTCTCGAAATTTTTTCACATATTCCAAACTTTCCAATGTGAAATAATTATATTTTGGATCAAAATTTGGAACATTTGTTTTTTCTTTTTCAGAAACAGCCTTTAATCGTCCTTCTTTGGTATATCTATGAATAGTGCCGACACAACATCCAACAAACTTTGCAGCTTCTGGTGTATTAAAATACGTTGTCATTTTTCATTTGTCCTCTTTTCACAATTGATTGCATATTTTAGACAGAGTTTGTGTCTCATTATCCAACCATCTTCCTCAATTAATTTCCCAAACAACAAACAGCTTCCTCCACCTCTCATATCCAAAGTCAATAATTTACAGAAATTTTTTGGTTTTGATGCACACGATTTCTGTCCACATTCAATCGTGATTGGAATCATCTGTTTCATACTTTTCCTATATAATTTGTGAAAGTATCATGAGAGCATTCGCTGCTACATGTGCAGCATGAAAGCAACCACTTTCATTATCACAAGAGTCCATTCCGTAAATTTGCATTTGGACGAGATGTCTTATTGCAGCAGCGAATAATTTATTCACATCAATTCCTTGACGATAGGTGAACGGTGCTCCATATTTACGGGCTCCTTCAACGAATACTTTACAAACTTCTTGTGCTTCGTTGAATGGAAATACACTCCAGTCAAGCTTCCCTTCTGTTTCCTTCGGACCGGACATTTCTGTTCTCCTTATGCAATGTGGATAATTATTCAGATAGCAGACTGCAAACCTCGGGATCATCAATAACGTCTTCGATGAGTCCGTCAGCCGTTAATCTCCAAATTCCAGAAGTCTTGTCCACTCTCCTTCCAGATTTCTTCCATTTGACCAAGACTGGTTCGGTCATTTTTCCGTTAATCAGAGCGAAGGCAGTCTCTCCGATACGCCCTTGTCCACTGTGAAAATAATACACTTGAGCCATTTCTTCTCCACCATCCATCACCGTCAGGCCAGCACTTCCTCGAAATCCCGATACCATTGATGCCAAATATACTACATCTCCTTCCTTCGGGATTAATACCAATCCTCCCTTCTGAGTTTTCCTGATTGTGGCATTTGTTACGGGAAAATTGATTTCTTCTCCTTTTGCTAAGGATTCAGATATCCACAATCTCAATGAATATCTGTTATGTGCTCCATGTTTCCACTCCAAAAAATGATACCCTCTGTCATTACTTTCAATTTTCATGTTGTTTCTCCTTACACAAAAATGCTATAATCTAATGATTTCTTAATTTTGTTATCTAATAAATCAACATATCCTCCTAATATATATAGGATAGAGTTTAATCTGTATCTGATTTCACTAAGTTTTACCCATAAATCAGCTAAAATCTCGTAAATCGATTTAAGCTGATTCCAAGCAATAATTATTTCCAACAAATCTTCATGGGCTAAACCTTCCGAAAGTCTATGGAGGACTCGTTTTATTTCGTGATAGGTTGCATCATACTCGCCTAAAACAGTTCTGCCTAATTCAACCTGGAAATCATCAATATCATGCAACAACCAATCAATCGTGGCTCGATCCATTTTATGTCCTCCTAAATTAAACGCAGAAAGTGTTGTTGTATTCGATATGACCACAAACTTTTTTCAAAACATACCCAAGGAAAATTCCAAGTTCAACCGGAATCGAACCATAAATGCTGACCTTTTTTCCTTCAAGCTGTTTCATAACATCATCGGTGAGTTCTTTTTCGACTTCCATGATGAGATTTTCAGCATCTTGATTCACATAATTTTTGAAAATTAACGAAATTGCATCATGATCAATCTGATTTTTAATTTGGAAAACCATTTTTCCCCCATCTTTTATTATTATAATATAACAAAATCTTCCTGGATTGATGATTTTTCACCGAAAAATATAGTTTTTAACCAGATTTTCGGCATAATCATAAATATGAAGACCTTTGCTTGACGCAAAAGTCTTTCCCGGAAGAACGTTTAATTCACAAGCCAGATATTCTTTGACGTATTCCAGACCAGCAAGATTTACTGGGAAACCTCCCCAACAATCCCATGATCGAAAATACACATAGAAATGCAGATATCCATCCATAATTTTAGTGTCGATGATTCGAAGACAAGGAGGATCAATTAGGTCCACAGAATGTTCGTTTCCAATCATGATCGTACATTGGTTTGTCCTATGTCCACCACGTTTATATTTTTGGATGATTTTATGAAGTTGTGGAACGATAAACTGTCCATAAGTATATTGTTCTCCTTCTTTGACTTCATCTGTCAATAAATAGTGGACATAAGATTCAAGGTATTCATCTGATGCTGGTTCAGGAATTCCTAAACTTGGATTTAGTTTTGGTAATAGAGGACGTGTTGCTGGATATTTAATTTCAATAGACACATAATCCAGTTCAATTCGATCCTGTCCTTCATAGCTTCCAGAATCAATTTTGTAACGATATCCTTTTTCAATAATTCGATGAAGACAAAGAAACCATGCATCAGGGATATCATTTGCTGTGATAATTTCAATCATATTTATCCTTTCATTGATTCTCATGCAAGTTTTAGAATTGCATCTATGTGATCCCGATCCAATATAGACATTAAATTATGTACAAACATTGGAACAATCACACAATCATCCACATTGACCAAATAATCATATCCAAAATATCGAATTATCGTCCATGGTTTAGTTACAAGATACTCCGGAATTGGATAAAATTGTGCAAAAATCCATTGTTCTGATCCATCATATTCATATCTATCCAAGCATAGGAAATTGGTTGTCCACACTCTTCCATAGATATATCGCAGTCCATAACCAGCATCATAGTTGATTTTGGATAATTCTTTTTCGAAAATATATCTATTTTCGCCTGTTTTTAATTTTATTTCTTTATAGGTTCCGTCATCTCGATAGTGGCATATATCAGCACACAAGACTTTGTCCAAAGAACCAAGGCTGTTTTGGAGTTCTTCAAGTGCGTTTGTTTTCATATTCTCCTCCCTAACTGTTTTTAATTATCCTATAGTAGGAAATGCAGTTTTCTTTTTTAATTTCTCCGTGACTGATACTTGTATCATGTGCTGAAAATCTATTTACAAAATCATTCACAGCTTTGGTGACTCCAGGAGTACTTCCCCAATTAAAATCATGAACAAGCATAATTCCTCCTACAACCAATCTTCCCCAAAAAAGATTTAATGCAGAAAAAGTTGGAAAATAAGAATCGGCATCAATATGTGCCAAACAGACTTTGTTTTTTCTTCCAAGAGCCATAAATGTTTTTGGGAAAATTCCTTTTACCAAAGTGATATTTGGCAAATCGATGATAAATTTTTGAACTTTCTCTATATCCTGTGCAAATTCTCCAATTGCGTGTTCAATTCCATTATCTTCAGAAACAATGACTTGAATTCCTTCGAAAGTATCAAAACCAAAAACAAGCTTATCAGGAAGACATTTGGCGATCATTTTAAGAGAACCGCCTTTATACACCCCAACTTCTACTGCAACCCCGTCTAATGACCTGACAGCTTCACAGGATTCGAAAAGAGTTTCAAGGTTTGCATCAGGAAGCAAAGTTTCTTCACGAACCATATTTTTAATTTCATCGAAGTTCATAATTTATCCTTTCAAAGCAAAGCCGCTTTGAATCCAATCAAAGCGGCTTGTTTATTTTAGAACAATGGAGACAACGAATAGGTTATGTATTCATCGTTTTGGTAATGACACGAAGGCATGATCAAAACATGATCTCTTTGTGAAGAGAGGCCCAAGAAAACATTTGTATCATACTTATCCAAGGAAAGTAGAATGATCATGAACATTGATGCAGAAACCAAAACTTTTTTGCTGACTGGTTTTACATACTTATCTTTCCAATCTCTTTCAGTTTCCATGTTCAAAGTTTTAATCTCATTAGGATCATCGAAATCCAAAAGAACCAAATGTTTTGGCAACCTTCCTTCTGTACTCAACATGATCATTTTGTAAAGTTCAATTATTTCATATCCTAAAGAATGTTGGATATAATTTTCAGAAAGATAGAACCAATTATTTGATTTAGGCTTTTCCATTTCTCGGACAATATTTCCATTAAAAATGGCTTTTTGTTCGTAAAGATCAAGTTCAACGCTTTCCAATAGTTGTTTGGGAAGCGAAAACTCAAACTGAACTTTTTCTGTACATTGTTCCTGTACCTTTGTTTGGGAAAACAATCCCGTTTGAACCCCATCTGTTGCAGAGGTTTGGAGCAGGTTGTTTTGGAGTTGCACCACTACTTTTGGAAACGATTTTTGCGGGCAGGAAAGGATCAATTTTTGGTTTAATTGAAAAATTTTGATTTGTTGTTCGTTTAATTTTATTCTCATTTGTATCCTCCATTTCAATGATGGTTGTCTTGAACAAATGTTCAAGGTTTGTGACAAAACTCATATCCTTTCTGTTTGTTTTTTCTACAAACAGAATGTCGGGAATTTCTTTAATTCCCATAATTTCATTGATTGCTATAAAGGATTTATCCTTTGCATCGATATTGAGAAAGAGAACATCATCCTCCAATTTGATTAACATAGTTTTTCTCCTATTGTTAATGTCCCCAAATACTCTCCATGATATTGGTTAATTGAATCGCTTTATCATAACATTCCGACCGTTCAAATTTTCGATCAAAATATTTATTCAGAACAAATAACGCCGAAATCAAATCGTTCACAGCATTAAGTCTATTCACACTACCGATCTTTTCCAATTCTTTTGACATATCGTCTAATAAGGCGATTGATAACCCGATCATTTCGATTGAAGAAAACTCTTGTTCATCAACTATTTTCAAAAATCGATTCAGTTTCTTTTCTATTTGTTTTAATTCTATCGCTTTTAATCTATAGTTTGATGATTTTATCATGATAAATAACGCGAAATCACTTTTTTCGATCACATTTTTAGCGATTCCTCGCAATACGACACGATGATCATGTTCAAAAACTTCTCCAACGTACCGTGCAATACCGATATAACACAGATTTCGAAGAAATTTTAAACTCAATCCTCCCTCCTGTATCGTATGGTTGAGTTGAAATAAGAGGTTTTATATGATCTTTCCTCAGAATGATTTTGAAAGCATTTCAAACACAGTTCACTCAGAAAGATTCCATACCTTGGTACGTATCCCGCAACATTTCTCTTTCCGCAACACGAGCATTTTTTTTCTCTTTCCATTTGTTCCCCGATAGCGTTTGTAGTCATATTTGTAGTGTTTGAGGATATAAATCCCTGCTCGTATATTATGTTCTGGATTCAACAAATCTGACTTCTTTTGGATAATTCCAAGTTTGATCAAATTATACTTTGGGTCTTTGGATAACCAAACTTTGGAATTGATTTGCATTAGTCCAATACATTGTTTATTTCGTACTTTTGATTTCCCGGTGGATTCTTTTTTAATAATGTGTTGGACTAATTTTATTTTGGATGTGTGCTTTTTAATAAGGTTCGAAAAATCCTGCGTTTCGGAACCCAAGGTAGTCGTTGTTAACATCAGACATCCAATAAGGACTATTACTTGAATTTTCATGGCAATTCCCCAAGCTTGGAATATAACGATTAACAGGGATTGCTGATTGGGAACCACACTTTGGACAATATGAAAATTCATATCTACTGTACACTTCTTCGCAATCCAAACAGAGAATCGATTCCAATAGTTTCATTTACCTGCGCTCCTTATAGTTGACGATCATTTTGATGATGCTCAATCCAATAAATGCAAAAGAGAACATAGCTGCCAATCCAACAAGGATGTGTCCCCAAGTTCTAAGTACAGATAAGATTAAATCCATAATTTCTCCTTTCTTATGAGAAAGCCCCTTAAAAAAGGGGCTTTATCCTACATCACATGAAGTTCAGAAACGTTCAGTATCTGGTTTTTGACCTTGTTTTGATTGGATGCATGAACTTCTAAACAGCGCCATCTTTTATCCTGTTCCAATCTTATTTTATGATCAAATGCAGATTTTGGATTACCATATTTCGCAATGATTTTTCCTTTGCAGCGATCTATCATGGTAACAAGATAGAAGAACATCATGCATCCTCTTTAACCACCGCATTTTTGTTTTTATAGACCACAGTCACTTTTGCTGGTGCAATAAAAGTTTCTCCTGTTCTTGGATTTCGACGTGGCCGTGATGGAGTGTACTTTTGTTTGAAACCATGTCTTCCAAATCTAACATCGCCCTTTGTAAGAACAGTATCGCAGATTAAATCCAACACTTCTTCGATTAGAAGCTTTGTGTACTTTTTCGGGATGTTATGATGTGTTCCTAAAGTAGATATGATTTCTTCTGTAAATTCTGACATAAATCCTCCTAAATTAGAGTTGAAAGTTAAGTGTACACAACATTGTCCTTCTTTCTGCGCAAAGATTGCTCGCTAATTTACGAGAAGGACTTGGTTGGCCGGGATGTGTTGTGTACAAGGGCATCCCCAGGAGATTTAGCGAGCATCCTCGGAAACAACTGATTTGCCAAGAACGTGTTTTATTTGCCATGATTTATCTGCAATGTTAATTAGTTCATCTGAGTGAGTAATAATCAATATTTGTGTCCCAAGACCTTTTGAAATTTGTTTGATCATTTCGCACCCATGACCAATCAAATTACCACAAAATCTTAATGGTTCATCCAACATCAAGAAAGGCCGAGTGCGATTGTGTTGCATATTCCACATGATTATTCTCATCGCAAATGAAATGATGTCTAATACACCTCCTCCCATTTCGTGTTCTGGTGACATTTCCCGTGTTCCTTCAATTACTGTTGGGACACATTCCATTTTATTTCGTTTAATTTGGAAATTTAACTTAAACTGAAAATCTCGGTTTTGAAAAACTGATTGCAAACAAGATGTGACCAGTTCTTCAATTTGTGTTTTCAAATTCTCTTGTGCTGCTTTGGCAACCTCAGAGATCAACAAGCGAGTTTCAGTCAATGCGTTTGCTCTCTTAGTTTCTGCCTTTAGAATAGCATCTTTTGTGTTCAGATTGTCGATTAGAATCGACTTTTTAAGCTTAATTTTTTCATACTCAGTCAGAATGTTCATTGTACTCCCTCAAAAGTTTCTCCAGTTTCCGTTCAAGTTCCAATCGTTCCTTTTCCATTTTGGTCTTCTTTGCCTCCATGGAAGCAATAATCGCAGGGACTTCAACCAATTTTTCAAACTGGATATGTGTTTTTAGTTCCTCAATCAAACGATTGCTTTCATTGACCTCGACCGCAATTCTCGTTTTTAGATCATTAATTTGTTTCTTCAATTGATTTAATTTATCACTCATGAAACCTCCTTACCACTACACAATTTGTAAAATATTTCTTTTATTGGATCATCATCTTTCAGTTCGGAAATAATTCGTGAAAGACTGTCCATAATATCGACCGACTTCGTTTGTTTGTCGATCAGTTCTTCAATAAAATGATTTAAGCTCTCTATTTGAGTTTTGCTTGATTGGGCAAAAGCCTCATCAAATGGAAGAGCAGGGATAAATTTTGTTTCAAGTGTTTTTGTCTCACTATCCAATATATAGAAAAATGGTTGATAGGTTTTATTCACCTCATCACGTACATGACGAATAATGCAACCTGTATTTAAAATCATCCTCTCTTTGTAATGAACAATAAATGGAATATGAATGTCTCCACATAGAATAATGTCGAATTTATTTCTACGTAAAAATTCTGATGCTGGTTTGTATTCTGTGTTTACATAGGATTCGGAAATTGGTGCATGGATAACTAATATTGGTTTGGATCGGTTTGGTGCTGGAACATATTCTCCGAATGATGAACCATACAACGAATGTTCCTGAAGATAATATGGAGTTTGAGATAGAATTTCCACCATTCCCAATTTTTGTAATAGGGACATATTACAAACAGAATCTATTGTTCGATAATACATATCATGCTGACCATAGACAGAAAAGAGCTTCACATTTGGAAATTCGTTTTTCAATGAAATAAATTTACTGAGAATTTCCCAATCTCTTGGCTTATCGAACAAATCCCCTGCTTGGATAATTATGCCATCTAATGAGTTTGCTGTTTCAAAAATAAACCGAAGTTTATCCCATTGTGAGGATAATATTGAATCGATTCGTCCAGAAGGACGTTTGGATAAAAGATGAATATCCGACACCAATACAAGTTTCATAATGAGTTCCTCAACTTCTCTTTATCAATTTTGGAGAAACAGTAAGGACAAATATTGTTTACTGATAATTCTTCCAAATATTTGTTTTTTAGTTCTTTCAACGTTTGTGTTTTATTATCGATGGATTCTTTTAGAGACAGAATTTTCCTTATGTTTAGAATAATCTCATTGGTTTTAATTATGCCGTCTTCCAGTTCTTCCAATTTGAAAATTATTTCTTTGGATAAATCAAAAATTTCGGTGCTATGATCCAATCTTATTTGATCATCGTCCAACCTTTCCAATACAGCACACAATTTTCGATATGACGTTGTAACTTTATCCAATTTGAAAGCATGTTTTTCAATATACTGTTCGGCTTTTTCCAAACGAGTGGATAGTCTATCTAATAGACCAATGTCTATTTCGAGAATCAGTTTTTGTTTGACCAAAAGTTTTTGATATCTGTCTTTTATAATTTCAATTGAATCATCCAACAATTCTTCTTTTTCTAACATCGAAGAATATTTTACAAATAGTTTATCATATTTCTCAACCTTTTCGATTCTCTCGATTTGAGAATAAATTCCCTCTAAATCTTTTTCCAAAGAGGAAATAGATGCTTTCTTTTTGTTTATAGCTGAAGTGAGAATGCTGACAAACTCATCAGCCTTTTCAGAATTTGTAACCGTATTGAATAATCGACCGATTTCACCCGGTGAGTTTAGAACGAGAAAAGGAGGGTCTAATTGGCTGGAGATATTTAACTCAGAAATGTTCAGTACATTTTTAATGGTATCCGGAACATTTGATCCAATTGCAGAAAATTCCTGAATACCATGTTTAGTTTCTAAAACATAACTCGATGATTTTTCAGTTTTCTTTAGGATAACTTTGCAATTATCAAATAACAAAGTTACCCTTGTAAAATCATCTTTTGCAAATGAAGAATGAAACCTGAATCCAGAAGGACGATTGAAAAATACCCATGACAAAGCACGGAAAATAGCTGTTTTACCAGCTTGTGAAAGACCATGGATTATATTTACGCCTGAACACAGATCAATTTCTGTTTTTTCATGACTTTGAAAGTTTTCGATTAGAATTTTGTTCAGCATGTTTCAACCTTGCCATGATTTCAAAAAAATGATTGGCATCCAATACAACAACCATTTCATGACGGTTCTTTTTACAGAACAAAAGCCAATTAGTGTCCTTGATTAAATTTGTTTTGGCTTGCTTTATCCATGAAATGATGCTCCATTTCTCTTGGTTTTTGATTTCAATTGAATAGGGAAAACTCTTCAGAGCTTCCCCTATCAATCGAACATCAGTTCCATTTTGGCCCATTTCTCTTGGTGCTATGGACTCATCACGTCCAACTGGAAGATTGAGTAATTCCCCTATTTTGTCTGCTACCCAATCTTGAGCTCGACGTCCTTTTGCTTTAGATGATGCAGTTTTCATAAATTAGTTGTGGATCATTGAGAAAAACGGTTTTTCGGGGAAAATTTCACTGCCTACATCAAATAGAGGCATATCATCAATAACTCCTGGAAACGCCCCGCTTTGTTCCATTTTCACAAAATGTTCAATGACCAAATCAATAGTCATCAATCGATTTGCAATTCCAAAATCACTTTCCGGCAGAATTTGTGCAGCTATCAATGAAGTTCTCCCATTCGTTAAAGTTTTTCATGAAATAATCGAATCCAAGTTTAATAAACCATCTCCGAAAACCCTCAGTTTGGAACTTGTTTTTCCTAATTACAAACTGCGGCAAAGGCTTTTCCTCATTCTTAAACGGAAGAGCTACTAACTTAAAATTGAGTTCTCGTATATGTTTATTATCCCATATCTTTTTGTTTAATTCTTCTCCACCTTGGCCTAAGATGAATTTCAAAGCTGATTTCTCACCAATCCCCTTTGCTATTGATGGAATGTTGTCGGAGTCACAACCAGCAATGCTTTTTACAGACCGATATTCAATTGGGGGAATCCCCCATTCATCCAAAAATCTCTTTTCAGTATATATCTCTTTTTTGATAGTATTGTAAACAACCACATTTGTCTTTGATAGCAATTGCAACAGATCATGATCTGTGCTTACAATGACAAATCGATAGTTTGAATCTTTGTAATCAATTATAAGTTTTGCAATCAAATCATCAGATTCATATCCTGTCTGAATGAATGAGTTTTGGAAACCGATTTCAGGAAGTATATTTGATCGCAAACAAGAAATTTGTTCATATAGGAATTGGCGATCAGCCTCTTGTTCTGGTGTGCGGTTTCGTTTACGTTGTGCTTTATATTCTGGATAAATTAGTTTTCTATAGCTTTTTCGTGAATCCCAGCACAGAATAAAATTTGAAGTTCCAAACTTTTTGTATAAACTTAAAAAATGTTTGAAAACTCCAAAGATTACACCCGTTCTTCGATCATCATCATTTGCCAAATGTCCTGTTGAATAATGAGAAATATGGCACAAATTGTTCATATCCAAAATAAGAGCCTTAGTCGTATTTTGATTTTCTTTCGATTTTGATCGAATCCTCAATTTGTCCCCATACGGTTCCAGTAATTTCATCAAGTTTCCTCTCAAATCCGTCTGTTTCAATGAGTTTGATCAAAGCATTCATAGTCCCTTTGAAATCAAAATCTGGTGCTTCTATTGATGAACCACTTTTTTTCCAATAATTGTTTTCGATAAGGAAGGATATATTTGCCGCAATGGAATCAACGCCATATTCTGTATAAATTGGAAACTCAACTTCTCGTCGTTTACCAGTTAATTTATTCTTTGAAATCTTAGCTTGAACTATTGAACCGATCTCTCGTTCCTTCACCTTGATTTTCTTTCCTACAGTAAGCCAAATTTCATGTGTACAATAAAATTTTAAGGCTTTGCCACCACTACGAACTTTCGGACTAAACATCGATCCATAACCAAGATTATCCCTTGTTTGGGAGATCACCAAAACCAATGAATCAGTGGTTTTAATATCCCGAACAATGACACGAAGCATTTCCGAGATCATACGTGCTTTTTCAGTTTTGTAACTACCTCCTACTTCTTTTTCCTTGGCATACTCATCAGACCTCTTCTGTTCGTCTTGCGATGAAAGAGCATCCAGACTATCCAAGACATAAATGAACGGCTGTTTCTCTTGAATGGTACGAACCAGAAACCCATAAACATCCTCGATTGTGTCAGAAGATTGGATAATGAGTCTATTGGAGAGATTCTTACCAAACATTTTTTGTATATCCATCTCCAATGCAGCTTCTACATCGTCATAGATCAATTGATAGTTGTCAAAGGTTTTGTTTAAAGCAATTTCAGCCATCATACTCAATGCAAGCAGAGTTTTTCCTGTACTTGAATCACCTATCAGGTTCACAATCTTGCCTGAACCATAACCACCATAATAATGATCGGAACAGGCAAGATTGAGAAGTATATTACCTGTCGGAATTAGAATTTTGGATGTAGATTCCGACAGGTTTTTTACCTGGATAGGCTCCGAGATAGATTTATCCTGAAGCCTTTTCTTCATTTTTATTTTCTCCGAAGTTTTTTGGTTTTATCCTTTGGTGCTTCTTTCTTCAAGGATTCAGCTTTATCACCGCATTCATCATACAAATCGCAGAAGGTACAATCAGTATGTTTATCAAATCCGATACCAAAATTATTGTAAGGACATTCTGAAGCATCTTCTGATCCCTCGTCTGTTTCTTCAACATCATCCTCGACCTCATTTTCAGTTTCTTCCTCCTCGTCCTCATCATTTTCATCAGGAATATCAATATCTTCTTCCTTTGTACGAGAAGGTTTTGTAAAAGAAGATCGTTTGATAGGTGCATCAATCATGAAGGAGAGTGCCTCTGCGACTTCTTTTGCAGAAGGATGCATCTTGATAATTTCATCAAGTGAAAAAGATTGATCTACAATTCGATCCGGAATAGGTTCATCTCTATCTACAAAACGATGTCCGACATACGAAACAGAGTCTCGTTCTGCTCCAGAATCATCTCGAAATTTTCCTGCACTTTTGATCGAAAACGCAATTGATTTTCCTTGATCGAGATCGGAGAAAACAATGGCTCCGCCACCTCTTGGAGACTTCGAGATTTCATCAACATGGGTTTCAAAGAACCAATGAGCAACTTCCCAAATCTGAATTCCTTTGGCTTCTTCCTCAGGAGTATCATGAACCCATACCAAATATACTGTTCTACGCTTTGGAGAGAATTTCTTCCACTCTTCAGTAGGAAGACGATTTCGAGCAAGATATTCACAAATTGGATCAGTTCCATTGAAATTCTTTGTTTGGCAAACAAAAGGTTCGTATTTCGGGCCAATCAACGGATGAATATAAAGATCGACAACATAAGAAGCATCTCCTTCGGAAACTCTTGGATGCTGATTGCCAGCAAAGAAAGGGATAATATCAATAAGATGATCCCCTTTCTTAGGGTACCAAAATCCTCTTCCTTCCGGAACCTTGCTTAGATCAAAGATGGTGGGTCTTGTAAACTTTTCATTTACGGATTCCACTTGTTCAAGATGACGATTCATCAATTTTTCTCTTTGTGATCGGAACTTATCTCTTAGACCTTTCATTTTTTATCCTCCATTGTTCTTTGCTTTTGATGATTGCGTAGGATATTACTCTTGCAATTATATATACAGTTAATATCATACCGGGCCATGCCAACGTAAATAAGAACACATCACTCCATCCGTGCATTTTTCAGTCTCCTTATTGCTTTTGATTTATTTAATTTTTCATGTTGTTCCTCCTGTATTTGTGTTTTGGCAATATCAGGCAACTCAATATTTTTCGAACTGAAATATCCTGCCACATAAAGCTGAGTCAAACCTTCTAAAGCCTTTCGACGTGTTTCCAATGTGTTGTAGATGTTCTTGGCTTCTCGTACTTTACGTTCACATTCGTACAATTCAACCAAAGCTTGTTGATAATTTGGATCGAGAACAATCATAGACGAAATGGCTGTCTCAGTAGGCTTTTTATCCGAATTATTCCTGATATCCATATCGATCTGAGACTTTACCGATTCCAATCTATCTTTTAATTGATTTCGTTCCAATTCAAGCAGAAAGACATTTTTTCCGTATTCAAAAGTCATATCCACTTGTTCGATCCAGCCCTTGCCCAAATCATGAAAATCAATTGAAAAATTCATTTCTTACCCCCTTTGATTTATTTTTATTGTAACACTTATTCGTTGAAGATTGACGAATAAACCGAAAGAATTAAACCCGAAAGACCTGCATCATAATAATTTTCACTAAAATTCAATAGCATCGGAACAAGATCGGTCTGGTTTGAGTTCAAAATACATTTATTCAAATAACTCAAAATAATGTGTCGGGCTGATTCTGGCGGAATTTCAAGTTTTTGCAAAACACTTCTGCATTTATTCCATTTTTCATTCGGAGATAATCTTTTATCCACTAAAACTCTGCAAATTTGGATAATTTCTGCATTATCCTCAGAAGCAGAAGAAATCATCGATAAAGCATCTTCTTCGCTTAGTCCATCTATTGTATCCAAAACCTTCAAAATCTTTCCTGCTGATCCTTCACATTCGGATAAAATCTTCTCGAAGACTTTTCTTGATATTTTCGTTTTTGTTGTCTTTAAAAGTTTTACAACGTCTGATTGAAGGATAGGTTTTACTTCTCCAACAAAGCATCGTCGTTTTAATGTATCCTTTAGTTTTTCTGGATTTGTTGTAGTAAGCACAATATACACATTCTTGGGAGGTTCTTCCAAAAACTGCAACAAACTTTCTTG